AGAGATGCACAAGCAAAGCAACAAAATGCAGCAGCAATAGAAAAACAACGAGGACAAGTAAAGTTCTATGAGGAAGAACTGAACTCATTGCAAACAAGACTTACATCTGCCCAAGCAAAGATTGACAGATTCTATGAAGTCCAAGCAAAAGCAAGAGAATCAATATCAAGCAGACTTCATGCTCCGAGCGACCAATTTATAGGCTATAACGATTACGAACGCGGTAAGAGCGTTTATAGCAAAACAGAACAAGATGTCAGAAGTCTTATTAAGGCTTTATCCGAACTTGACAATGCTGACAAAAAACACGGATTTGGTGATGAATTAAGAAGGGCATATATAAACTTAACACCAAGTCAAGATATGGCTAACGTGTTTAAGAGGCAGCAAGAGGAAATATCTTCATATATAAAAACACTACAAGAAGCCAAAAAAGGAACTAAAGGCGAAACAAGAGCCAATCTTGACAATCAGATATTGGCAGGAAAGGAATTGCTTGCAATATATAAAGAACTCGGTAACGCGCAAAACGCACTTAACAAAACTGTACAAAAAGAAGGACTGCGTGACGGAGGCAATGTCGGTGGAATAAAAAGAGACATTGAGGAGACGCAAAAGGCTTATGGAATTGCAAAACAAAAATTAGACGAACTAACTCAATCTACCCAGCAATCCACCCAAGCCTCTCAACAGAAAGCCCAAATCGACGCACAGGTAGCCGAAAAGGAGAAAGAGATTGCGGAGACCAAGGGTCGTATTGCAGTTGCCACAAAAGAACTATCTGAGGCTGACAAGAACGCAAACCAAGCCGCAAGGGAGAAGTCGAATATACAATCACAAGTTGCCAACCAAGAAAAGAAAGTCGCAGAGGCAAATAAGCAACTGACAACGGCAACACAACAACACACGGAGGCTGAGACAAAATCTTCTCGTGCCGCAAAAGAAAAGACGTTGACACTCGACCAACAAGCGAGTGCCATAAATACGGCTGTACAGTCAGAAAAGAAATATACGGACGAGGTTCTTAGACAGGCTGCTGCAATACGTTCGTCTAAGGAGTGGCAAGAGAAAGGTCATGTTGTAATAGGTGATGTAAACTACTACGACAAGGAGCGTGCAAATGTTTCAAAGCGTGACAAGCAACTTCTTTTGTCTCTTGAAGAACAGATTGTTCAAGCACAGCAAAAAGAATCACAAGAAGCACTTGTTGCAGCAGAAGCGAACAGACAGAAAGCGCAAGCAGCAAAGGAAGTATCACAAGCAATGAGAGGAGTGTCCTCTTACGACCTTGGAATTGACCCAAACGTATCAGCAGGAAGACAAAGACAAATTGAGTCAACAAGGGCGGCTTCAAAAGAAACGGAATACCTTAAACAGCAAGTAGCATCTCTTCTTGAGGTTGAAGAAAGGGAAGTAAAATCTGTCAACATGGCAACGGCTTCTTATTCGGAATTATCACAGCACCTAAAGCAGTTACAGTCTGCATATAATAAACTCGGAGCAGACCGCATTAAGAAAGGCGAGGGTGTTGACATTGCCAACGAGATTCAGAGGACGCAACGTGCCATGCAAAAGTTGCAGCAAACAATGAGCCGACCTATAAGCCTAAAAGACGCTCTTGGCGGTTCTGAAAAAACGCTCGATGACCTTGCTTACAAGATGCGCCGCTTACAGTCTTACAGAGGTGGATTGAATTTCAAAACGCAATCGGATGAAGTGTTAAGGGTAAACCAAAAGTATGCAGAACTCCAAAAAAAGATGGACGTAATTATGGAGAGAAACCAAAGAATGATTGCGTCAAACAATGCTCTTGGTCGTTCTTGGAACTACATGAAGAATCGTCTGGCGTTTTATGTTACTGTTGGAGCAGGAACATCTTTTATAAAGCAACTTATAGACATTCGTTCGCAATACGAAATGAACGAGAAGGCTCTTGGCATTTTGCTTGACAGTGCTTCTCGTGGAACACGAATATTCAATGAGTTGTCGCAGATGGCGTTGGTTTCTCCATACACTCTTATCGAGCTTTCTAATGCGGCAAAACAACTTACCGCATACGACATTGCAGCAAAGGACGTTGTAGATACCACAAGACGTTTGGCGGATATGGCATCTGCTGTAGGTGTTCCTGTAGAACGCCTAACTTACGCACTTGGTCAAATTAAGGCTTATGGCTACCTAAACAGCCGTGATGCTCGTATGTTTGCAAACGCTGGTATTCCGCTTGTAAAACAGCTTGCGGACAGATATTCAGAGCTTGAAGGCAAGATGGTTAGCACCGCAGATGTGTACGATAGGATGAAGAAAAAAGCCATCGACTACAACGATGTTATGGCTGTTATTAACAAAATGACAGACGAGGGTGGTAAATTCTTTGATTTCCAAGCAAAAATGGCTGAAACCCTAAAAGTTCGTCTTGCAAATCTTACGTTAGCATGGAACAACATGCTTAACGATATGGGTAAAGACAACCAAGGATGGTTTTCTTCTGGATTAAAGGGTCTAACAACGGCGTTCAAGCACTGGAGGGAACTTTATAGAATTATTTCTACTGTAATTGTTGCAATTGGTGCTTACAAAACAGCGTCTATGCTTGTTGGTATTGCTACGAGCAGAGCCGTTAGCAGCACAATTCCTGCGTGGTTTAGACTTGCAAATATAGTTAGAACAACCCAAGGCAACATGGCTCTTCTCGGTTTAACTATGAGAAGCATACCTTTTACCGCATGGTTTACAGCAATTGCTACTCTTGCATCGTATTTTATACTATTCAATAATTCGAGCGACGATGTAAAGCAGAAGCTTGAAGATATAAAGTCTGCATTTGACGGTGTAAGGAAAGAGGTTGAAACGCTATTTGCCGACGCAATCAAGACAGACAACATAGGTACACAGCTAACAAAGCTGCGTGACATACTTGAGCTTGCAGAAACGGAACTTGGTGTTACAATACCTATAAGATTGGAAGATGTAAACGAGAGCAACATAAAACAAAAACTTAAAGAAGCAAAACAGTTTGTTGACGAGTACATAAATTTCTCACAAACATTCTCTGAGGCTGCTGCTGGAACTAAGTTTAACGAACTTATGAACGACTTTGGTTCAAAAGCAAGGTCTACATACACAAACGTTACAGAATCCATAAACTCGGTAGTTGTTGCACTTCAGGAGTTATCAGACAAAGGACAAGCAAGCAAACGGGATATTGAGATATTAAACGAATTAACGTCTGGACAAAAAGACGATGAGTCTCGCATAGAGTATCTACAACGACTCATAAGTCTATATGAGGAACTGGGGTTGATAGGGCAAAAGAAGGTAACACCAAAGGTTTCTTTCTTTGGCTCGTCAGAAGATAACATAGAAGAGCTTGAACAGCAACAAGAAAACGCACTTGACAGGCTTGGTATCAAAAATAAGTCTGTTTTTGAAAACATGCTAAAAGATGTTCAAGGCTATTATAGTTCTTCAAGTATTGCGGCATATCAGTTTGAGCAGCAGGTGATGCGTGTTGCTGAAAAGATAGACATCAATAATATTCCTGTTGAACAGCGCACAATGAAGTTGACTGCCGCAATCAACGAAGAGGCATCTCAGAACAACTGGAATCAATTTGAAAAGGAATTTGCTCGCCAAATTGCCAACGAAAAATTTGGCACTACAATAGAGATTTCCGACGAATCAAAGAAAGCGGCAGAAGAAGATTTACAGGCTTGGCAACGCAATATACAGAATTGGGCAAAGAACAACGGAATTACGTTTGATGTCAGCTTCCAAACAAACGACACCGAGGCATCTTATGCAAAACGAATGCTTCAAGACGCAAAAGACGCAAAAGAACTTTGGGAAACTCTTGGTAGAAAAGAAAAGCAAGGAACAGGTTCTAAAGACGCAACAACAAAAGCATATAACGACTATATTGAAAGAAGAAAATTAGCCGCCGCCGCTGGTGCAGACCTTTCTTCTCTTGATGCTAAAAGCCGTAAGGCTGCAAGCAAAGCCGAATCAGAACTTGCAAAGGCTCTCAAGGACGAGTTGTCAACCATCGACAAGGTTAGGTCTATCTACAAGGACTTGACCAAGGAAGGTATGTCTCACGCCAATGCCGTTGAGCGTGCAACAAGAGGTTGGGACGAGACGGTAGATGCCATCAACCGTGTATTGCGAAAGAACGGAT